GCTCGACGCTGACGACCGACGATGGAACGTGGACGAACGGGCCGACCGAGTTCGCCTATACCTGGACGCGCAACGCATTGTTGATCAGCGAATACGAGGCGGCCTTCATCTTGACCGACGCCGAGATCGCGACCGTGATAGGGGCCAGGGTTACGGCGCGCAATGCACTTGGTTCGGCGGCGTTCGATAGTCAGCCGGTCGGGCCGATTATGCCGGCGGGCTTACCGCGACGAAAGGGCCGGCCCCGATGAGCCGGCCCCACCAAGCTGAGCCGGGCCGCGCCCATCCTGGCCGAGCCTTACCGTGCCACGCCCGATCCGACCGGGCCACGCCCCGCCAGCCACGCCCCGCCAGCCACGCCTCGCCCGTCATGTCAAATAGGAGGTCTACATGACTCAAGTGATCTACAAAGACCTGGTCGTTTCCAAATTGGCGCCCGGCGAGTGGGAAGTACCGACGCCGCTGATCGGCGAATTCGAGACGACGTACCCGACGCCGACGCAAGCGGAGAACGATTCACTGACGAGCGACACGCCCGCGTTAGTGATGCAGAAACGTTGGGATCTCTCGCCGGTCGATCAAAGCTCGTTCGATCCGACCGAACCGCCAGGCCGGCCGGACATACCGGCGCCGCCGGCGCCGACCGCCGCGCCAGTGCTCACCGGCATACCAATGGTCGGCGAAGTCCTGACGACGACGAACGGTGTATGGACCGGCAATCCGACGCCGACGTTCACCCGCCAATGGAGGCGCGGCACGACCAACATCGGCGGCGGCGGCCTGACGCACACATGCGCCGTCGCTGACATCGGCTTCATGATGAGTTGCAACGTGACCGCCGCCAACTCGCAGGGCAACGTCACCGCATCGAGCAACGACCTCGGCCCGGTCCTGGACGTGCCGCCGCTGGATCAGGGCGAGGGCGAGGCGGTGCAGCCGAGCCGCCGCAGGAGAACGACATGATCACCGACGAGCAGCGCGCCAAGCGCAACGAGGCTCAAGCCAAGCGCGGAACCTGGCGGCCGACGCCGACGCAAGAGGAAAACGACCTGGCGGCCTTAGGCGTGCCGGGCGATCAGATCCCCAAGCGCGATGACGGCAGCGGGCCGGACAAGCACGTCGAGCGCAACCAGGAAGTGACCCGCGAGATCCGGCCGAAGAAGCGTCCCGAGGGCGGGTACGAAACCAGGTAAGCGACATGATCGGCGGGCGGCTCATCGCTGCGGCGCGTTCGCTGATTCAACGGGCGGCCGAAGGCGCGTACAGGCCTGGACCTTGGTATCTGCCCACCACCGGCGGCTGGCTTTCGGCTGAGGTCGGGGAGAATTGGAACTGGTGGCAGATGGGCCACAACGTCGAGAGCGGCGGGCGCTCTGCGATCGTTGAGGCGTGCATCTCGGCCTATGCGCAGACCATCGCCATGTGCCCCGGCGACCACTGGCGGGCGACCGACAAGGGCGGCCGAGAGCGGGTGGAGAATTCGGCCGCGGCGCGCCTCCTGAGGAAACCGAACGCCTACCAGAGCATCTCCGACTTCCTGTTGAACCTGACGCGCCAGCTTTACACCGACGGCAACGCCTATGCGCTGGCGCTGAGGAACGACCGATTCGAGGCCGACGAGTTGCATCTGATGAACTCGGACCTATCCCGGCCGCTGCTGGGGCCAGAGGGCGAGGTCTTCTACCGCCTGGCCGGCAACGACGTGATCGCGATGCAGCTTGGCGGCCTGGCCAACGCCGAGATCATGGTGCCGGCCCGCGACGTGCTGCACGTCAAGCTGAACGCGCGCCGCTCTACCGCGCCCTGGCCGCTGGTCGGCGAGTCGCCGCTGGCCGCGACCTTTGGCGAGTTGCAGACGCAGGGCGCCATCCTGGCCAGCCAGGCGGCGTTCTACATGAACCAGGCGCGGCCGAGCGCGGTCTTGCAAACGGACCTCACGCTATCGCGCGAGGAGGTCGAACAGCTTCGCCAGCGATGGGAAGATCAGTCGAAGGGCTTGAACGCCGGCAAGACGCCGATCCTGACCTCAGGCCTCAAGGTCGCGCCGTGGACGGTCAGTTCGCGCGACGCGCAGATGGCCGAGTTCCTCAAGATCAGCGAGGAGCATGTGGCGCTCGCCTATCGCATCCCGCTTCAGATCCTGGGCCTGGGCGGCGGCGCGCCGGGCGGCTCGACCGAAGTCCTGATGCAGATGTGGATCGCGACCGGCCTCGGGTTCGCGCTGGCGCACATCGAGGAAGGGTTCGGCAACTTCTTCCGCATGGGCGGCCAGCCGAAGGAATACATCGAATTCTCGACTGACGCTCTGCTCAGGTCAGCCTTCAAGGATCGGATGGACGCGCTCGCCCGCGGCGTCCAGGGCGGCATCCTCTCGCCCAACGACGCGCGCAACGCGGAAGGCTACGACCGGGTGCCGTTCGGCGACGAGCCTCGAGTTCAGCAGCAAGTGGTCCCGCTCTCGGCGGCGGGCAAGATCGTTCCGCCGGCGCCGAGCGCCCCGGGTCCGCCTGGCGCGCCGGCCGCGCCTCAGCCAGGGAAGGAACTTGATCCCTATGAGTACAAAATCGCCGCAGCCAACGCTAAGCGAACCTTCGCCGGGGCCAGGCGGCATATCCTCTGAGCTGCGCCCCTTCATCGAGGCGCTGGTCAAGCAGGTGGTGCACCAGTTGGCCGCGCCGCTGGTCGGCGAACTTGTGGCCGAAGCGGCGAACGACTTCGACGCCAAGCTGGCGATCAGGTTCGACCGGCTCGATGCGCGGCTGACCGTTTCGGAGAACGAGTCGAAGGGGCGACACGTTGACATGATGCTGTCCAACAAGCGCGACAACGACCGTGAAGTCGAGCGGCTGATCCGGATCGCCAACCGGGTCGACGGCTATACGCAACCGCCGCCTGGCGACCGCGGCGAGCGCGGCGAGGTCGGGCCGATAGGCGAGCGCGGGTTCCCTGGCGAGCCTGGCGCGCCTGGCGTGACCGGGGCCGAGGGGCCGCAGGGGCGGCAAGGGGTTCAAGGCGAGCGTGGGCCTCAGGGCGCCCGCGGCGAGCCTGGCCAGGGCGGAGCGCCGGGCGAGATCGGACCGATCGGCCCTCAGGGCGTTCAAGGCGAGCGCGGCCCGCAAGGACTCCGCGGCGAGCCGGGCCTGGCCGGCGAAACCGGCGAGATCGGCCCGCAAGGGCCGCAGGGCATCCCCGGCGAGCGTGGACTTCAAGGCGAGCGCGGCTTGGCCGGCCTCAACGGCCAGCCGGGCGAGATCGGGCCGATGGGCCCGCCAGGGCCGCAGGGCGACCGTGGAGTGCAGGGCGCCAGGGGCGAGGCGGGTCAGGCCGGCCTGCCGGGCGAGGAAGGCCCGATGGGCCCTCAGGGCACGCAGGGCGAACGCGGTTCGCAAGGGGCGCGTGGCGAGCCGGGCGAGCGCGGGGCCAAAGGCGAGACGGGCGCCGCCGGCGAACGGGGCGAGAAGGGCGAGCAAGGCCTGGAGGGGCCGCAGGGCAAGCTGCCGATCATCGAGCAATACGAATCGAAGAAGGTCTATTACCGCGGCGACGCGGTCAGCTTCATGGGCGGCTGCTACCAGGCGTTCAAGGATACCGGCGAGCCGCCGCTCGACCGCGAGTCCTGGCGCTGCCTGGCCCAATCCGGCCGCGACGGCGCCTCGCCGACGGTCCGCGGCACCTATGACCGGACGGCGGATTACGGCGTCCTCGACATCGTCATGTCGAACGGCTCGTCGTTCATCGCCCGGCATGACGCGCCCGGCGATTGCCCCGGCGAAGGCTGGCAGTGCCTGGCCCTGGTCGGCAAGCGCGGCGAGCCTGGCAAGCCTGGCGCCAAGGGCGACCGCGGCGAGCGCGGCGAGCGCGGCCCACAAGGCGCGCCCGGCGTTGACGGCAAGAACGGGCGCGAGATCGTCGCCACTCGCACTGACCGTGACGCCTATACGGTCACTCTGATCCGCAACGACAGCACCGACGGGCCAGTGATCGAATTCCGGCCGCTGCTGGAGCAATTTCTTTCGGAGACAGAGGGATGAAGGAGAGGCAGTTTTCCCGTTCAGGCGGCGAGCGTTCGCTCTATCGAGCCTGTCTGTTACGCGGGATGCGGGCGCGCGCCCCGCGGGCGGAGAACCCTTGGCCGGAAGACCATGTGATCGACCTGGTGCTGAGGGCGGCGCAAGACCCGACCAGTATGGCGACGGCGCCCGAACTCGCGCCGGTGATGACCGAGTTCCTCGCCGGCCTGACCGAGTTCAGCGCCGCCGCGGCCCTGTTCGTCCTCTGCAGCAACTTGAGCTTCGGCAATGCCGGCTCGCTCGCGGTGCCGATGATCAGCGAATTGGATCAGGCCGATTGGGTGAGGGAGGGTGCGCCGATCCCGGTCCTCATGGGCGTCACCGAACTGGCGACGATGTCGCCGTACAAGATGGCGACCATCATTGCGCTTACCGCCGAGATGATGGCCTCCGGCTCGGCCGAGGCGATGATGCGGCAGAAGCTGCAAGACAATGTCGGGCCGTCGCTCGATCGCTCGCTGTTCAGCGCCGCGGCAGGCGTGCCAGGCCTCAGGCCGCCAGGTATCTTGAACGGCGTTACGCCGCTCGCCGCATCGGCTGACCCGAATATGAACGAGCGGATGATCCAAGACGTAGAGGCGCTGGTGACGGCGCTCGCCGCCTATGGCGGCAACGGCCGGATCGCGATCATCGCGCCGGTCAAGCAATCGGTGCGGCTGAAGAAGTTCGTCCTCGGCGAGACGGGCTATCCGGTGTTCGTCGCCAACCAGCCGAACTTGATCGCGGTCGCCAGCGCGGCATTGGCGGTCGCGATCGACCCGCCGAGCATCGACACGTCCAGCGAGGCGGTGTTCCACCTGGACGATACGCCGCTGCCGATCGCTGACGGCGGCGTGATGGCGACCCCGGTCCGGAGCGCCTGGCAAGAAGACAGCATCGGCCTCCGCTTCCGGTTGCCGGTTTCGTGGGTGCTACGCGCGCCCGCTGTCTCGTTTCTGGTTCCGACCTGGTGATCGCGTGGCGACCGTTCTCGTCAAGATTTTAGATCCGGCTGATAGCCTCGACTTCCTGACGCTGGCCGAAGCGAAAATGATGCTTGGCTTGCCGGCGACGCCAGACCCGATCGCTGACCCGCAACTGGCGATGCAGATCACCATCGCCTCGGCGACGATCTCGCAGCTTTGCCATCGGGCATTCGGCTACGAGCGGGTCGCGGAGATGTGGTCCCGGCCGAACGACGGCAAGATCTGGCTGACCCGCTGGCCGGTCCTAGACGACGACATCGAGACGGTGACCGGCATGGCCGGCGGATACGAACTCGAGAATGAAAGCGGGATGTTGCTCGGCCAGTTCTCTGACCCGGTGCGGATCACGTACAGCGGCGGCTTTGAACTGCCGGACGATGCGCCGCCGCCGCTCAAGCAAGCGTGCATGCTGATGCTGTCTCAGGCGCGCAGCCAGGCGACGCGCGAGTCGATAGAGGGAATTAGAATGATCGCGCACAAGGATTCGCGCGTCCTGTTCTTCGACCCGAGCGCGCAAGCGAAAGTGTCGGGGCCGGCGAGCGGCACACTCGGCTCAGGCATCCGCCAGGTCGATGACCTGCTTTTTCATTTTTGTCGTTTTTGGGTCTGATGGAAATCACCGCCAATTTCGACCCTGGCGTAGTGATGCGCCTCCTAGACGAGATCGAACGCAAGACCGAGGAGCTGCGCGGCGCGATCCCGGTCGAGATGGCCGATTGGCAAGAACAGGACATGGGCCGCAAACAGGCGATCTCGCGCGCGATCGACGTTGAGCGGCCCTCAGGCAACTTCACCCGCGCCGGCGCCGTCATCTGGCCGACCTCGCGGCGCCGGGTCAAGCTCAGGCGGCGCAAGATCCGCCGGCTGAAGAAGGCGGGCCAGCACGAGCGCATCGTTCAGCGCACCAAGCCGGTGCTGAGGCCGATGTTGCTCGACCGCTTCAAGAACCCATTCCGCGACCTGCTTGATCGCGCCTACTGACGAGGGCGCGCTGCGACTTTGATCGCGCCTGCTGACGAGGGCGCGCGCGAGGTGCGACATGACATGGTTCATCATCGTGCTGCTGCACGGGACCAACTGTCCCGGTAAATGCGAGCCGGTTCCGGCGGTAACCATCCAGATGCCGTCGCAAGACCTTTGCGTCCAGGTCAAGCAACTCAATCCCGATGAGCCGCTCGAATGTTGGGCGAAGCCAGCAGCGCAAAAATAGGAGATCCGCATGGGCCTCGATATGTCGGCGCTGGTGAAGCTGCCGATCATGGATGTGTTCGGCCGGCCGGTTAACGTGACCCCGGTCGCTTCTCAGCCTGGCGGGGCGACCTATCAGGCGCGCGGCTATCTTGGCACCGGCCCCTGGAACGTCAGCGCCGAGGATCTCTCGGTGATCTCCGATCAGACGACCTTTCTCGACGTGCGCGATATCGAGTTTGCGGTGGTGCCGCAGCAGGGCGACCGCATTGACATC